AGGTGGTAAGAGACGGGTTACGTCTGAGAGTGACTGGAAAAAATACTATGGAAGCTCTGACGAGCTTAGTGCAGATCGAAAGTTACTTGGAAACTCAGCGTTCAAACGAGAGATCTTATCCCTCCATACCAGACTCGGAGATGTAAATTACGAAGAAACTAAGCAATTGTTTTTAAATAATGTATTGATGGAATCTCTTGACAATGGAGAACCTGCATATTATAATAGCAATATTCTAGGAAGATACATGCGTAAGAACTATGGAAACTTTGCAACAGACTCTTAAAAATACGCATGATTGGACTCTTAAAAGAGTTGAATTTTTATCTGAAAAGGATATGCATGATGATGCATTTTGTATTGTTCAAGAGTTTTCTGAATGGTTAGATCCTGATGTAGATGATCATGATGTTTTTTCTATGGAGTACATAGGGACAGGAAGTGACTATGACTAAGTATTCTCCAGAACAAATGAAGTTAAGGAAAGAAGTTCTTAGAATTCTTATGAGGAAATATGGGCATGAAAATAATAATAAAGCAATATATGAATGTGCTGATGAGTGGGTAGAAAAGTATGTTATAAGTGCTGGTGTTGTTGATTATTATAATGCATATAAACAGTCCTTTATAAATAAAACACTCGAAAAATAACAATGCAAAAAATTATCAATGTACTCGCTGTTGCGTCTTTCGCTTTATCTGGTGCCGTTGTCGTTAGTGGCGTATATGTATATGTCAATAGAGATTCCATCATTGATGGAGTTAAATCGAAAGTTATGGGCGGCTTTGCTGGAGGTGCTTTAGGTGGCGGTGCTCTTACACTTCCTTCTTCTCCAGTACCAGCACCAAGTGAGAATGCTTCCGCAGTTCCTAGTCCTGGTTTAGGAATACCAAACTTCTAAATAGGTTAGTTGCCCTATTACAATGGCTGAAGAAGTAAAAGAAGAAGAAACGGTAGATGTACCAGAAGATTCTGAAGAAGTAAAAGAAGAAGAATCAAAAGAAAAACCTAAAGGTATGTTAGGGAAACTAACAGATGCTATTGTTCCTGATCATGACGAACAGATGGCAATCATTAGTACATTTGTTCGCCTTGGTATTTTGGTGTGGTCAGGTGGAATATTAACTCTTAATTATGTTGCTATTCCGAATTTCCCACAGAAGAATATAGATCCAACTTTCATAGCTTCGGTGTTTACAGGAGTATTAGCAACCTTCGGGGTTCAAACGGCGAAGAATAAGAGTAATGGTAATGGTAACTCGTCTACTCCTGCAGTTACTGCGAAAGATATGGAGAAGTTAATTGAGAAGGCATCTCAGACTGGTCCTACTCAAACAATTAGAATTGAACAAGCACCTCTTAATCTAACTGCAGCTGCACCTGCACCAGCACCTAAGAAAGAAGAACCTCCATTTACAATGTAAATTTTGTAAAGATTAAGCAATCATTAATTGTTTAAATAATTGCATGAGCGTAATCATTTACCAAGATCACATAGAAATCCTAGAGGAGGAAAAGGCAGAACTTCAAAAAGAGGTTCTGTCTCTTCGTAGGAAAGTGGCTTATTATCAGACAATTCTAGAAGAGGAGGAAGGTAATGAGTGGAGACTGTAGAAATCAACCAGTCATTTTTTATTCTGAGGAAATGACTGACGCAAAGATAATGCTTTTGGAGCATCAAGGAGTTCAATTCAAAAATTACAAATACTATAAGTTAGAAAAAGATGTGGAATCTAGACATTAAGAAAGCATTCCATAATGTAAAGGAATGGGATAAGAATCTTGCATATAAATTTCAGGGTAAGTTTAAATTATCTAATTATCAAATGATGTGTCTTTCATTTGCTAAGGGATTTATAATTGGTGCGTTGATACTCTAATGGAATTCACAGAAGAAAATGTAAATAAAGTTATTGACTTTCAGCATCCTTATGCTGTAGCGAATGGTGGATCTATTCAGTTTGTAGGAATAGAATCTGGATCTAACATTGTTAAGGTTAGATTAACTAGGACAGGTGATATGACTTGTGAGAGAATGTTGGAACTTATAAAAGAGTACATGATGGATGAGATTCCTAGTTGTGGTGGAGTTGTGCAAGTTCTGTAATGGAACCAATTAAACTACCAAATCACATTGCACCAGTTCCAAGAACAACTGCTGTAGAACCAATAAAAGAACATGTAAAAAACGCTATTGACTTCATACATTCTAATGCTGTAAAGTATGGTGGATCTATTCAGTTGGTAGAACTAGAATCTGAAACTAACATTGTTAAGATTAGAATAAAGATGGATCAATATTGTTTAGACAAGATTGCTAATGGAATATATGGTGGTCGTTCATGGTATGGAGATGAGGTGGGTGATATGACTTGTGAGAAACTGTTTGAACTTGTAAAAGGGCACTTGATGAGTGAGAATCCTGATTGTCGTGGAGTTGTGCAGGTTCTCTAACAGAGTGTTGGAGTCCACACTGAACTAGGCAAAAATTACTATACTGTGCTATAAATATTGTTAGTACGGGATTGA